GGACTTCTGCGTCTGGCTTGTATGATGTGTTTGTTCTTTTATAAACTTCATCAAAATCTAATCCTAATCTTTCACAACATCTTTCACCATCTTTTAGAATATCATATTTGTCACCATCTAGATAAGGTGTATAATAAGTTACCCATTCAGCATCCCAATTACCTTCACAAAATGCTTTATAATCTGCATCTCTAAATTCTTGTCTACAATCAGGATAAATTGCGTGGTCACCTGCGTGTATACCCATTGCTATTTTTACTGGTTGATGCTCATCTGCAATAGATAATGCTACTGCCTGAATAATTGATGAAAACATTTTATTTCTATTAGGTACAACTGTATCTTTCATATTTTCTTCTTCATAATGTCCTTCAGGTACTTCTTCTCCCCCTTGTACTAAATTTGAATTTAAAAGATCAACTAGTCCAAATAATGTTATTTCTTGATATTTTATTGGATAACCATTTTCTTTTAAATAATCTACTAATTGTTGTGCTCTTTCTAATTCTATATTATGTTTTTGACCATAATTAAAACTAACTGCTGTTACTTCATAACCCTTATCTAATAAATGAAGTAATACTGTACTACTATCCATTCCTCCTGATAATGATAAAACTGCTTGTCTCATATTTATTTTTTATTTTTATGTGTTTTTGTAATAACATTTTTTCCATCAGCCAAATATCCATCAACAGTTACTTCATGCCAATATACTCTATTATTTTTAACTGCTGCTCTGATTCCTTCTTGATCTTTACTTAAATTAGCATTTCCACTTTTTACTTCTATAAGATGAATTGCTGATTTTTTCTTATTATCTCTATCTGTAAAACAAAGATAATCTATAGGTTTTGCCAAAAATATTGCATCTTTAGGATCACATGGAAATCCCCCCATCCAAGGTACAAATTTTTCTATTGTTTTTCCCCAACCCACTGCTCTACTTCTTGCATGTGCGTCATTTCTAATTCTTTTTTCTTCTTTTAGTTTCCATTCTGCTAGGTAACTTTCTGCTTTTCTTCGTGCTATTTTATCATGTGAAATATACACATAAGAGGCAAAAATTAAGGCACATATTGTAATTGTAATTAAGGTAATCATTTTAATATAATTGTGTATTACTATCCTTTATAAAATTTTTAAATTGGATAAGATTGTGATTAATATCATACAGTCTTTCTGTAGTGATTTCTTCTTCTATTTGGTCTATTTTTGTTGATGATTTTGTTAATAACCCCAAACTGTTGTATTTTACACCCTGTAGACCGTGGATTATTGGGTTTGATGTGTCAATTGATTCTATAAATGGAAAGTCAGCATAATAACCAAATTCTTGTGGTAAAGCACATCCTAATAAATGTACTCTGTGACTATCTGTTATTGTTTTATTTTGATATAATTTTGATATAGTCATTACACGACCCATCATTTTACCTACTAATGGATTAGGGTGAGGAAACTCTTCAGCATACCAATCAGCACCATAACTAAATGCTATTTTTTTATAACCTAAATGAAAATGTAAAATATCATAACATTCTAGAGCTTCACCATATGAATTAGCTTGTACTACTGCTACTTTTGTTGTGTTTTCAGGTAATTCATAATTATTCATCCAACTTTTGGCATTAACTAATGTTTTTGCTTTATTTTGCCATACATCTGGAACTATAAATTCATTTGGTTCTAAATGGTTAATCCAATGTAATAATCTATCTGTTTTATAAGCAAAACCTAATTCATGAAGTGAATTATCCATTATAATATAACTACCTGATTCTTTAGCATCTTCAAAATGCCTTCTATAAGTTTCATTTCGATCTAATAAATGAGGTAAACAATACTCATAATCATTAATTTCAAAACTTTTATCGAGCATATTAATTGGTAGCTCGTGTGATACTTTAAACATATTATTCTGTATAAATTGCTGAGTTTTTATTGTGTTCCATAAATTCTACTTGTCCTACTTTAACACGTCCATTAGTTTCTTCTTTTACAAATTTATTTAATTTATGATAAATAAATTCTGCAAATTTTTCTGCTCCAGTAGCAGGGACTATTCTAACTCTCATAGGTCCTTCATATTGTTTTCCTCTTTCTTGAATGTTATTTAACATTTCAAATTTCATTCTCATAGGATCATCTTCTGCTATTAAAACAGTATGATCAAACATATAATCCATCCATTCTTTAGGTGATTTACCATCAATTTTAGTTTTGGCTCTTTTCATACCTCCAAAATCCCAAACCCAATTTCTTTCATCTAAATCACCTTCAAACCATACTTTAAATGAAACACCATATCCATGTAGATATTGGCAATGTGTAGTAGTGGCTTTCCATTGTCTAAAACAACAACTAAAACCATCAAAAACCTTTGTACTTACAAACATAACTTTATTATATTAAATTATTTTTTGATATCCAAATTATCTGAATATTTTTCTTTAATTTCTTTTTCTAATTTTTTTGTTTGTTTAGTAAGTTTATTTATATTAATTTTTTCAATATTATCGGTGTCTTCTAATTTATTAATAATACTAAACACTTTACTAATATCTTCTAATAATTCTTCTGGATTAATTTCTGATTTCGACATATTCTATTGTTTTTATTTCATTACATAACCATAATTGACCTTCTGCTTTAAAAAGAGAATCTACATGGTAATATTGTTTTAAAGTATTTATCCAATCTTCCACATTTAAATTTAATCTATCTAGAGGGAATTTTCTTTTTACTTGAAACATTCTTCCTTGTATTTCTATTATATCATGTATATTCATTATACTATTTCACACAATCCTCCCGCACAGGCTGCTTGATCTTTTAAATCAGTTTCGTCTGTCATTTCAACTATTTTATTTAATTTAATTTTATTTAAGTAACTTTCCATTTTTAGAAATTTTTCTTCTGTTATATCTTCAAAAGGGGCTTGTGTATAAGAACCATTATCATAAGGTAAAACAGCTAAACCATTAAATGTGTTTTTATTTTTCCACATCCATTCTCCTACTATATCCCACTCATTTTGTTTAACTGAAATTGTAGCTGAAACATTATTTGTATTAGCTCCTTTTCTATGTCCTGCTTTTACCCATTCTAAATTAAATTTTTTAGTTCTTTCTAATAAATCTAATGCTGATTCTGTTCTATAAATTGCACCTTCTGGTGATTTTTGTGGGACTGAAACAACTGCTTGTAAATTTGGTTTAAAGAAATCATCTTCTATTAATTCTGGATGATTTGCTGCTAAGTATTGATAAAGTGCTTCATTTTTACCTAATCTCATACGTCTAATATAAAAATCATTATGCCAAGCATGAATTCCTGAGGAAGTTCCTAATACTAATGAACTAGTTCCTGAGGGTTTTACTGTTGTTACACGAGCTGCTTTATTGATTCCTATAATTTTTGCAATATCTTCATTTGTTTTTTTGGCATATTTAGCTGATTCTTCTAAATCAAATTCTAAAACTTTACCACTTGCGATTCCTGTCATCCCTACACCAACAAGTGCGTCTTTTTCTGTTGTTCTCTTCCAAATATCACGAAGATAATGAAAATCTGTATAACTTGCTTGTAAAGTTCCTAAAAAAGCACCAGCTGCTACTCTTTCATTTAAATCTTCTTGTGATTCTACATTGGATACATTAATTTCTGTTAGATTGCAAAATTGATAGGGCCTTAATGCAATTTCACAACATGGATTAGTTCCCCAATCTTTATCATTTGAAAAATATACTCCAGGTTCACCTGAATTACTAGCTACAATTTTTCCCCATAATTCAAAAAAGTCTTTTTTTCTAACTTTTGAACGAATAACTACAGCCGAATTATTAGCTCTACCTCTTTGTGGATTCATTTCCCACCATGCACCATGTTTTGAAGTTAACATTTCATTATCATGTAAATCAAATAAAGAAATTAACGCAGCTCTACGAATACCCCCAGATAATACCGCATCTGCAATATGACATATAATATCATGTGCTTCTATTGGTTTTAATTGATCTCCGTCTTCTTTTCGATCAAGTACTTTTTGTATTTGAAATAAACATTCTTTTAATGGTTCTGGTCCTGGTGCTTTACCCCCCACTGTAATTAATTCTGCTCCTTTTGGTCTAATATCACGAAAATCAAAAATAGGTCTTGCTGTTGCTAATCCAAAATAAGATTTCATTAACACCTTAACTGCATCAGCCCAACCTTCAATTGAATCTCCTACTAAAAATCTTCTTGTTTTTTTAGGGATTCTAATTTCTGGTAATTTTTCAATATGGTGTTTTTGAACACTATAACCTACTCCACAACCTGATAATAATAAAAACATTACTTCACTAAATGATCTCCAATCGTCAATTGGTAAATAAGAACAATTAAAAATTCTAGAATTATTTATATCAATAGGTTTTCCTGCGAATTGTAAACTACGCATTGAGGGTAAAACTTTTTTATCATATACCATTTCATAAACTTCTTCAATTTCTTCTTTTAATTTAGGAAATTTTGCTTGATGCATTTTTTTATTTCTTGTAACTAACTCTTTCCAAGTTTCTCTTCTTTGTTTTTTAGGAAGGTATTTCGCGTATTTGTTATAAACTACGATATCTGATAAAATTTCTTGCGTAATATTCATTTAATGATTGATTAAAGGTTAATTATTATTGTTAAAAAAAAAGGGAAATCCCTTTGTGTGGGTATAAGTACAATATATATAAAAAAGACCCATTAAAGATTAAAAAAATTATCAGAAGCTCCACGAAGTCTTCTTCGCTGTGCGGGCGAAAGATTTCCTGGTGGAGTTTGTTCAGTTCTGTTGTTTCCTCTTATATTTATTTCGATCTTACCTATTGAAGTATCCATAATACTATCATAAGTCATACCATCTGCCCCATATCTATTTTTCATAATATGCCATCTTCCTGTTCCATTTTCTTTATCATCAGCATTTCTTGATAAAGACATTGCAAAATCAGTAATCATCATTTTAGAATAACTTTCTGCTATTCTATCTCCTTGTATTATTTCTTCTCTTGCTCCTGATCTATTTACTTGTGAAGCTGTCCAAATAGGTATTTTCATTTCTGTAGCTAAACCTCTTAAACCTGTAAATATATCGTCTAATTTGTCTCTTTTTTCTTTACTTGATTTAGAAGTCATTAAATCTGCATAATCAATAATTACTAAATCTGGATCTATATTTTGTTGTTTACATTTTTCTAAATGTGCATGTAAAGTATTTACTGTAGCTTGTCCTGCTGGATATTCTCTAATATAAAGACCACCACGTAAATTTTCTATTTTTTCTTTTACTTCATCTTTATGTTCAGTAATTTCACTCACAGATATATTTGTAAAATTAGCATCATATCTTCTACCAACATATTTTTCATTTAATTCTAAAGTATAATGAACTACAGTATATCCTAATTTAGCTGCGTGTGCCCCTAATGCTACTAAAGCCCATGATTTTCCCCCTCCAGGTCCTCCTGCTATTAATCCTAAGTCTCCATCTCCTAAACCCCCACAAAGTAATTTATTTATTAAAGGCCAAGGTGTTTCAATTGTATTTCTAGCTTCTTCTCTAAATCTATCCTCTAACTCAGCAATATATTCATGACCTATATCTCTTTCTGTTCCCGCTTTAAGTGCTTTATCAATTAAATTTCTAATATCATCATAATCTCCTAATTCTAAAAGATCAACTGATTTCATTAAAGCATTTTTTAATGTTTGATTTTTACAAAAATCTAAAAAAGCATCTTTTACATAATTTAAATCTGTTGCTTTAGATGCTTTATATGCTTGTTTAAGTAAATCTTTTACAGCTACATTTTGTAATTCTTGATGAATCCCCTCAATTTCAACTTTAAAAACCTCCATTGTGGGAATAGTTTTATATTGTTCATAATATTTAAGTGTTTTTCTAATAATCCACTTACCTGCATCATTATCAAAATACTCAGGAGATATTATATCAGATATTTGTTGTAAGAAATCTCTATCTGTAATTAAGATAGCTAGTGCTTTTATCTGAAAAGAATGTCCATATTGAGTTAATTTACTCATGCGTTTGTTTTGCTAGTGTATTTAATTTTGTAAAATGTTCTTTTAACCATAAATCAGGAATTTGGATTGCATTTCCTAATTGATCATCATTATACATCATAATAAAATCATTTCGGGAAAGCAAATTTATTGGTGATTCTATTAATCTAGTTATTTGTAATTTTAATTCACCTGAGATTGGTGGGTTTTTTAAATCCATTAATTTTTCATTTAATTGAAGTTGAGTTGCCGACTCAACAATTCTTTTATGCATAGGTTCTTCTCCTTTACCAGCATGTTCCAAAATAAAATCAAGATCAAGGGTATTATGAGTAAGTAGATCTGGAACTATTTTTGGTAATTTTTTAGGTCCTAATCCTTTAACACCTTCGATGTTATCAGATTTATCCCCCATTAAAACTTTATACATTAAAAAATTGTGAGCCGGTACTCCATAATCATCTATAACCATTCTAGGGGTATAGAATTTCTTTTTTATAGGGCTCCAAACTGTAATTCTTTCATTTACTAATTGTAAAAAATCTTGATCCGAAGACATTATAGTAACATCTTGATCTAATAAAGTATGAGCTATATAAGATATTGTGTCATCAGCTTCAATTCGGTCTATTGAAATAACATTTATAGGAAGAAGATCTAAATAATTAAGCAATCTTGAAAATTGGATTTTCATTGCTTCCTTTTCTTCAGTAGTATTTTTAAAAGCATCCCATCTAGTAATTCGTTTGCCTGGTTTTCTGTTAGATTTATAATCAGGGTGTATTTTTCTTCTACGTTGACTACCTCCTTGACCATCATAAACTACAATTACTCTAGTTGGGTTTACTTCTCTAATAGCATAAGCTAAAGATCTTAAAAATCCAGTTAGTCCCCCTACAGGTACACCATTATCATTTAAAGCTCCATTTACTGCGAACGCTCTTAAATAAAGGTTTAAACCATCTACTATTAATACCCTATTATTTACCCCTAACTCGCCCGGTTTTTGAACGTTATCTAATAAACTAAATACGTCTTCCATTATAATCCAGTTTCATCAATTTCAATGTCTGGATCCATATCTTGTGCATCTTCATGTTGGTATTTCATAACATAAGCATCACAAGTATCTCTATACATAGCTTCTTTGATTTCAGGTCTTTCTGTGCATAATTTTTCTAAATCTTTACCTGAAAAATTAAGCATTTCACCTGTTTCGGTGTCTGTATATTTACAAATAGGACCTGACTGTTTAACTACTTTGTAGTTTTTCATTAATTTTAACCATCCACCATAATCGTCTATACCTTGTCTATAAAAAACATTGTATCGAATTTTACGGTTTGGTGGTCCCATTCTATTTTTTACAACAATTGCTTCAACCTCTGAGCCTACAACTTCATCTACTCCATTGATTTTTTCTTTAAGTTTTCCAACTTGTTTTAGTCTTAATCTAACTGAAGCATGAAATTGTAGAGCCTTACCACCAGAAGTAGTATATTGATCAGCAAATGGCATTGCACCCATCTTTTGTCTTAATTGATTAGTGAATACTAATAGTATTCTTTCTTTACCAATTAAGTTGGTAATTTTACGCATTGCTTTAGATAAAATGATTGCTTTTTGAGTTGCATAACCATCTTTTTCAAAGTCAGCGGCTGATTCAATTTTAGTAGTTGCTGCAGCTACCGAATCTACTACAATAGTTACAAGTTTATTTGGATTCTTTTCTCGGACTTTAAGAATAACATTTTCAATGGCATCCATAATATCTTCAATCGTTTCTAATGGTAAATAAACCATTTTTTCAACATCAACTCCAATTGCTTGTAAAAATTGAGCATTTAAGGAAGATTCAGTATCAATGTATACTGCAACCCCATCTTTTTTCTGTGTGTTTGCTATAATATGAGATGCTAACAGGGATTTACCACTTTGTTCTAACCCGGTAATTTCAACGATTTTGGATACGGGAAATCCACCATTTGGGCGATTTGATATGGCCAGATCCAATACTGTTGAACCTGTGGAAACCCAATCGTTAACGTCAGTAGGAGAATCCTCACTGCCGTCTAAAAAATACGCAACCCTGTGGTGTGTCTTACTGAATTTTTTGTTTAGGGAATCAGTAATTATCCCTGTTAGTTCATCTCTATTTGAACTTTCTTTATTTTTCTTTGCCATTAGTCAAATAATTCATCAAGTTTACTATCTAGGTTTTCTTTTCCTTTAGAAGGTGCTTTTTTAACTTCGGTTTCTTTACCTCCGTCTTCTTCAGCTGGTTTTAACCAACCTTGCAATTCGTCTTTCATTTCTTCAAAAGTATATTTCTTAAATAAAGAAAGTAAATCCTTTTGATTTTCTAAAAGATCTTCTGCTTTTTTAGCATCCTTAACTAAAGGTGTCTGATTTGGTTTAACACGCACAGTTGTTGTATTAAACATTTTACCAGTTTCAGCTGCTGGGATTACTTCTACAGTAACATCACGTCCTTTTTGGATATCTGTAATATCACCATAATCTTCATCAGCCATTACTCCTAATAGTTCTTGATAAACCATTTTACCAAATTCATAAAACCTAACCCCTTTGTCTTCTTCTCCACGTACTAATACAGGAGCAAAAACTCTAAATTTAGGCCATAATTTTTTAGCCAATTCCATATTTTCCTTATCGTTTGATTTTTTTAATTGAGTTGCAAATTCCATAATTGGGTCTGACTCATCAAAATTAGATAAAGCAATCATTCTTGGCTTACCAATACCAAAGTAAAAGTATAATTCTGAGAATGGAAAGTCTTTATTGTGTTTGTAAGGTACAATACGGATTACTGATTTTTCACCTACTGGTGGTCTCCAAAAATTGTTTTTGAAGTCGCTAGAGCCACCTCCCCCTTTGTTGTTTAGTTTGTCTAAACGTTTCTTGATTTCATCTAAATTCATAACTTTTTTTATTGTTAAATGTGAATACTCTTATTACTTCATTAAGTATATGAAGCATTTTTGGCTAAACCAAATTTTTTTGTGGAAGTTTTTAATCTGTCCAAGTTGCTTCAACTACCGATCTACTACCTTGACATTTCCATTTTTTTCTAGATAATGTGTTTGCACAAGGTGGATTTTTACATTTTTTAATCTTAGCTGATCTAGCACAATATGCGTGTGCTTTTTTAGTTCCAGGTCTTATACGATCACCCCCTTTTTTAGCTTTACCTGCTTGACCATACGATCTACATTTACCATTTACTCTTTTAGCAAAACGTTTACCTTTAGATGGTTTACATTTGCCTTTTTTTTCAGTTAAGTCTTCTTCCATTTTAACACAGTTGTCAACTCGTTTACCCCCTTTCATTTTAGTACCTTGGAGTTTATAACCATCCCAACATACTTTACCATCAAGGCCTTTCTTTTTTTCTTCAAGTATTACTTGCCTTATTATATTTATTAATTCAGATTTTTTCATGAAAGATTTATGATTTCTTTTATTTTCGTATCTATACGATTAAAACCCTCTGTTTGTATTAATAAAATACAATTTCTATAATCATTCCAATTTACAGCAAATGATTTATCTATAACTCCATTATTTAAACTCTTTATTAATTCATTAAGCGCATTAATTGTATATAAAGTGTTTGTTTGTTTTTTTCTATGTACTAAAATAGTATTATCTACCATAGAATCTTTTGCCGAATTATTCATATCTACATTATATGTAAGCATAATTTTTTCCCCATCCAAACTTTCTAATACAAAAATTTTATTAAAGAGAATAACATAAGATGTTTGAATAGTATTTGCTACTTCTTCATAAGCATCTAATGTTGTAAAAGTACAATATAATCTGTTGTTCATAAATAATTGGAAAATTCCAGTCATAAATATGAAATTTACTGTAAAGCCCCATAATGTACTCCTGTTTTTAATTTTATAGGAAATTTATCATTAAGTATATTTTTTAAATCAATTAATGTTTGTTTACCATCTGTTTTTGATACATCAAATATAAATGCATCATATATGTAAAGAACTAATTTTGTTTGTTTATCTCTTAAATAATCTTGTATTGATTTTATTTTAAAAATATTAGTGTGTGTTTCTGTAGCTTGGATGTAATAATTAAATAATTTTTGGGAATGTATTTTAGGATGGTCGTCTTTTTTTATTTTATAATTTCCTACATCTATATATCCTTTCTTATTAAATTCTTCCCAAATAATATCTATAAAATTCTGTGTTTTAAAGAAAAAAGGATGATGTAAGTTCGCCTTATCTATACCACCATATATTTGTTTAAAAGTTAATGTTTTACTTTCTTTATATTGTTGTGGTGTAATTTCCTTGGATTTAAAATAAATTTGTGCGAGTTCGTTGTGTACGTTACCCTCGAACTGGTAGTCGACTATATCGCCTATTAGGCGGGGATGATAACCATCATAATCCATTTCTACAAAAAAATCATTGTCTGGTTCGAAACAATCACGTTCTCCATTATCGTGTTTTAGTCCAACAAAATTTAATCCGTTAAAGTTATTTACAGGTCTCCCGGTTGTAGTATATGGGTTATACCATCCGTATATATGATTTTCTTTTATGGAGAATTTTTTACTTTTTAATGTGAAGTAGTCGTCAAACTTGTCATTAAATTTTAATGCATTCTTCTCTAATTCATGTAAGACAGGCAATAATATATCGTCAAAATATGGATTAGTTTTTTGCGAAGAAAAACCGATTATTTCGCGGTACTTATTATTACAACGTTCTAGGTGTTTCCCAATAGGTATCATTTTATTTACCTTAGTATGCGGGAATTTTCGGTAATAATACGCGTGTGCTTGGGTTGTATGTTCATTTAGAGGAGGTATTGTATGTTGTATATCCGTATAAAATAATGTGGAATTTAAATGTAAAGCCGCTTTTTTATCAAAAACTTTAAATATATCACTTATTAATATACTAAATATAGCATCTTTATCCCAATTTATACATTCTGGATGATTTAATGGTATTATATATCCTTTATTTTCTACATTAAGATATATAGCTATTATTTCTGCTAATGCAGGATGAACATTATCATTACCTTGAATGTATTCAAGATAGGGCGATTCACTAGCAGATAGTTTGTCTTTTAACTTATTTAGTTGATTTTTTGTTTCGATAAGGTAGAACATACCTTAGTAATGTATAAAAAATATCTTTAATAACCACCTCCTCCACCACCAGAAGAACCTCCTCGTGATATATTAATTTGTTGAGTTGATGGAGTAGATGGAGTAGATTGAGTATTTGTAGAATGTTTTACATCTCTATCAATAGGGGCTTGAAGTGGTGGTGTTATAGGTCTAGGGTACATAGGAGGTAAATATAAACTATCCATAAAAGCCTCTAGTTCTTCATCATTAAAATCAGCTGCAAAAGCATTATCAGTTGCTTTAGTAATAGATGCCCATGATTTACACCAATAATTAGGCCTTACAGCTGCTTGCCATTTTTTACAATTACCTTCTTTAAAAAAGAAACAATCTTTACATTGTCTAGCTGCTATTTTTGGTAATCCATAAGCAGGGGGTAATTGAGGAGGGATTTCTTCCATATTAGGATATAATCTATTTGGTATATTATAATTTTCAATTTGTTGAAATTCAGTATAAATAGGGAATAATTTGGAAATATTAGGGTAAATTCTTTCTGCTAATTTTATGGTTTGGTAATTAATATTAAAAACATCTCCTACTAATGCCCAATTTATTGTACCTAATGAATATAATTTTTTGTCTATTTTTTTGTCTTTTTCATACTGATCATATGTTTCTTTTTTTACTTCTTTATAATGATATCCATTTATTCTTACTAAAAAGTATCTATTAAAATATCCTCTTATATAATCTTCTGCTTTTGGAATATTTTTAGAACCAGGAATTAATTCAAAGGGTTTTAAATCTTTATATGTGTTTTCTTTTAATGCTTTATATGTCATACAATTCATACTTTGACCAAATGTATTAAGATCTTGACGAGGTATGGGTCTTATTTCTAATCCTAAATTAGTTGAATCTACTCCTTCATAAAATTTATTATTACTTAATTTTACGTATGGACCATTATATGGTTCTCTTGTAGAAACATATTCCATTTCTCCATTAGATTGAAGAACTTGAGATTTTGATTTAGGAAAATATTTTTTCATTTTTTATGGTCTATTACCGAAAGTTAGTGGATATCCTTTATCAAAACTATGTCTTGTTTCACCTATTACTGGGGTCATCCATGGAACACCTGTTGGAAGAGTATCACCACTATGTTTTAACCAAGTATTATATGTTTGTTGTGCCATTGCTTGTCTTTTATCTAAAGATTCTAAAGCTGCAAGACGATTTTTAGAATCATCATCTGAACCACATTTAGCTATAACACGAGCTGTAACATCTGCTGGTGTTGGATATTTGGTTGTGTTTCTTTGGGCTAATTGTTTATACCCATTATAATTATCAGGATCACAAAGTGCACTTCCAGGTTTTAAATTTTCATACATAATATATCTAGCTGCTTCATCTATTTGAGCTTGTATATTAGCACCTACAAATCCACTTGTTATCTTACTAAAAAAAGTTGAAAATATACCCCCTTTAGTTCCATCACTTCTATATTTTGGTTCTTCTGCTATAAAATACCACATTTGTTGCATTCTAGCATACGTCATAGTCCATGCATTTATAATACAACCCTTCTTACTTACTGAAGATTTTATTTTTCTTGCGGCCCAAGTATCTCTCAGAAATCCACCATTATCCATAAATTCCATAATAATATGATTGAAATAATTTTCTTCTTTTGTACCAGATTTTGGTAATTCTAATTTCTGACGCCATCCGGATTTATCCCAATCATTCTGGCTAGCTCCTCTTAACAGAGCTATATATCCTTTTCTATTACTAGATGCGCTCCACCATCCATAATGACCCGTTCCCATCCACCAACCATGGATACCACCTCCAACCTTGGTATAAATTGGTACCCCACTATTAGCATTTTGCCCACAATACCATTTTTTAAATGGTCCTCCATCAAAGTAACTACTGTATCCACCAGCAGCATTATTCCATAGTCTTGTTCCTAATGTGTCACTACCACAATTTCCAACAGTAGTAGGGTTGTGGACTGCATAACCCTTCTCCCAAAGCTTATTATCTGTTTCAAACCTCCACCTTCTTGTTTCTGTCCATTGAAATAAACCTACTCCTCCTTGAGCTGTTATTTTATGTGCTTTTAATCCTGCTCTATTATTAGCAGCTTTTCCTGTTTCTAAAGTATCATAATTTCCACCCCCATGAGGGCTAGAATATGAAGTGATTTTTTCCATTGCTGAAGGATCAAGACCACTCTCCCCTATTGCATTTCCTATTAAACCACATATAGATTCTATTGGTAGTGAAGGTATATTACCGGTACTTATTTTTAGATTGTTTTCATCTTTACCACCTTGTCCTATATACAACCATTTTGCTAAATTCATTGCATTAGCTTCATATTTTACATCTAAAAAGGCATTTCTATCTACTGGATTAGATAATACAACACCAGCAGGTGTCCCTCCTTCTATTTCAATTGATTTAGATTGTTTATTATTTGATAATATTAATTGACCATGTATATTAGTAGTCCAATCTTGTCCTGCTGTTATTTTTTGGCTTTCTCCCATTACTACAAAATTAATATTTTGATCTTTATAAGCAATAGGTAGCATAGATTCATTCACTTTAAAAATATTTCCAATTACTATACCCCCTATTCCATCTAATTGGGCATTAAATTTTAAAGGAATAACTGAGCTTTTTTTAGGAGCCATTACTTTTTTATTTTTAACTTTAAAACCTACATATTCATCTTTACTTGCATCATCTTCAACATATCTAGTGGATATATCTACTGCTAGTGATTCTAAATCTTCTACATAACTTTTAATAGTACCATCTGATATTGTTGCTCCTCTTCTTTGCCCATATTTATTTGAAGAATCTATTTTCCCATATAATCCTAAAGGAATCATTCCATTTTGAACGGTACCTGATGTATTTCCTACTTTATAACTTCCTAAACTTACTACATAATCTTGTAGATTTTCTTTTTTATATGCAAATTCTAATCGTTTAACTGTTCTTTTTTTAGGTTTTGAATTTTTTCCTGATTCTTCTCCTTTACTAAAACGATTTTTAGTCCATCTATTAAAATAAGAAAAACTAACTGAATCTAAAGAGGCTTCGTTATCGGGGGCTTGTGCCGCTATTGCTATTGTAGCTCCTAAAGCACTAGGTAAAGTAGAAGTATAAGAAAAATCTCGCATTATACTTTTATTTCCAAAAGGAGAAAATTCATGTACATCAAAATCCCCATCAGTTCCTTTATCTACTACATAATCTGAATCAAAACTTAAATCTATAATTTTAACTTCATGACTATTTTTAGTTGAATTTTGAAATACTATAAAATTATGGGTATCAGCACATGCTTCATTTACGTCTTCTTCCCATACTTCTTTTAAAAATTTTAATAAATTAAAACCCCCTTTCCCAAATTTCATATCATCATATTTTTCAATTAAATAATTTATATTAAAAAATATTTTTCCTATAGCTCTATTATTATCTGGAATGTAAGCAGTATCTACCATGTCTCCTTCAGATCCATCAGTCTTTGTATATCTTGGATATCTTTTATTTTTAGCTGTTCTAGGGAATGATTTCATTAAAGGAGTGTCTATTTTTTTATATCCAACAGAATCCTTAGTAGACATTGGATAATAATCTTCAATCAATTTAGGCACTGTTTTATTTATATAAGGATAAAATTCATGAGCCAAAATACAAACACTAGGATCTATACTACCATCCATTACTGAATTTAAATCTGCTCCTCCTATATCTACATTTACAGCTAATTTAAATTTAGAATAAGCATTATAAGTAGGTCTTGTTATTTTCTTTTTATATTTTCCTGAATTTATTGTTTCTTTGTGTTCATTTTTACTATCTGGGCTCCCTGTTTCTGTGTATGTTATTTTAGATATAGGGTTTGCTGTACCAGTTTCAGTAGAAGGGATTACTATATAATTAAAAATATCACACACAATATCCCAACTTATAAAACATGCGTTTTCATCACTTCCATCAGTAGGATAAGGAGTAGTATCTCCTACTAATTCTTTAGTATAAGGAGTTATTATGTATTCCTTAAAATCTGTTAGTATTTTTTTTATAATTATTTCGCTATCAGCGTCTTTAGGAGCTGAATTCCTGTAATTTAGGTCTGTACTATTAACATTATTTATATTTAAAGGATCTAAAAGATTATATAATCTAAATATATTTTCTTGCATTGTCCCTTTAAGTATTACTTTATTTTTATATGAATCCTGTGCTCTATTATCATTTTTAAAATCAGTATATAATGGGTTTCTATCATCAGTATCATTTCCTACCCATGTATTTAATTCCATTCCTACAACATAAGGTAAAACCCCATCTACATCTTGTTTAGGTTTTTGAAATAAACTTTTTGGAGAACCAGTACCCCCACCTGCTACATCTTTTGAATAATTTTCTGAGAATTTTTTTATCATAGAAAGTACTGAAAGAAATTGATCTGATTCATATCTTTGATTTTTTAATTCTTCATTACTTAAACCTACATTTGCTGATTTATTACCTTTTAATCCCGTTAATACTTCTCCTAATGCTATTATATTTGTAGTGCAATCATATCCCCCATCTTCTCTAGCTTTAAAATTAAAATTTTTACAATAACCTAAAAAACCATCATAATTACCTGATTGTGATTTTTTTCTATTCATCATTGCATTACTAAGAGATTCATAGGTAGATGTAGATGAAAAAAATTCATCTAATATAGGGAAATATTCTGATATTTGTCCCTTATTATCAATAAAAGGTGACCACCCCCATTCTAATAAAATAGGATAACCAGGACGCATATAAAGTAATTCTAAAACATCTAATTGTCTTCTATTATGACAAACAAATTTTACTTTTGCTTCACGAAGGGATCCATAAGGGGATTTAGTATTAATAGTACAATCTATAATACCGGGCATTGGTACTATACCATAACCATCCTCACTCCCCCCAAAATCATCTTGGGCTGCTGATCTTGTGTATTCGTCTCCATATGCTCCTCCTCCTTGATAAACTTTAAATCTATGTGCATCACTTGAAGGATCTAAATTATTGTTTCCTATTCCTGCTCTTGGTTTAAAATTATTACTATCTGTTCCTCTTACACCCCCTTCTAAAATAAATCTTTTTGCTAATTTTACTCCTGTAGGTTCATTTATATATGCTCCAAAAGGTCCTCCATCCCTTGCTGGTAATACATCTACTCCTGAAGACATTCTTATTACACATTGTTTAGTATTTGTTAAAGTATAAAAGGCTCCAGGGTCTATATTTATACGATCTGTTGTTGAAGATGGCCGCCATCTATTATCATAGTGTTTAAAATCTTCAACTGAATTACCTTGTTGTATTACAGCTTCTCTAACTCTTAATTGTTTTCTTACAAAATTAGGGAAAGTTTCTTTAAATATTGACATAACTTATTCTGGTTCATTTATTTTTTTAAAACTAGATATTGAATTTTCAGGGTTTGAAGGTATTCTAATTTCAATACCTGGTTTTATATTATAACTATCTCTTCTAATTACATTAGGATTAGCATTAGCTATTATCCACCAATAATCTACATTGTTGTAAAACTGATCTGCTAATAAATCAAGTCTATCTCCAACTCTTGTTGTAATATACATATCATTTTCAGATAAAGAAATTTCTGGATATTTTAAATATTTATATATTCTTTTACCTTCTGGTGTTCTTCTTGTTTCTATATTTTGTAATCTTTTAGCCATTTTTTAATTATATATATTATGTTGTCTGGGTATTTCCAGAAAACATTGAATCATCGGGAGTAACATCGATATAATCTATTCCTTCCTGATCATTTCCATCCCAACCACTTGGATCCCCTGTTTCATATCCTTGGACATGGTTTTTACATGTTCCATCATCATAAGTTGCGTCTTCATTATATTCTAAGTAATTTGGATCCATACAACCCCCTATAGGTTTTCCTGAAACTTCAGTAGGATCTGTTGTCCAATCTCCTATTCCTAAGAATGGGGATAGTGGACTTCTTTGTGGTAAGAATTCATGGATAGGGAGATATGCACAACTTACATCTAATACATGGGGTAATACTTTTACTGCACTGCTATTTTCTTCATTTATTTCCCAAGAATACTCTGTTGACCATTTTAAGCCTACGGAAGTTAAAACTCCTGGTAATCTTTTAAACCAATCCCCTATTGTAAGTCTTAAAAAAGGTGTTCTTATTCTACCCGCAGATGAATATTCTGGTGCTGTAAAACTTGCTAAATAATTTATTTTTTGATATAGAGGTTTTAATTCGGATCTTGTTTGGGCTGCTACTTTAAAATTAAATTGTATATCTCTTTTAAATTTATTATATGTGTAAAATTCTTCAGCTCTACCATTATATTTGTAGGTATTAAAAGTGGCTCCATAATTATCAGTTACATCACTTAAAAATGCTCTAAAAACAACTAAATTTGCTGTATTGGGATCCATTGAATCTATAGCTTCAAATCTAAATTTGACAAAATCTCTAGGTACTTCCCCCATTTTATCATCTTCATAATCATTTTCTGATCCTCTTACTATAGGATAAGCATTTAATTTATCTTGACTTAAAGCTAAATCTGATTCCGGTTGTGATAATTGATTTTTTCTATATTTACCACTTCTAAAATTACTACCAGGAGTACCTAAACCATATACTTGTTCTCTAGTAAAAGTAGAATAATCAGCAGCGTTGGGTCTTCCTAAACTTTTTAAATAGTTTTGTATTTTATAATTAAATCCTCCATCTTCATAATGTCCATCTTTTATTGGTGTAATTTTAGGAAATGGATTTCCTTCAGAATCATGTGTTGTTGTAGTATATCTTCCAATAAAAGTTCTTCCTATTCCAAACATAGAACCAGGTCCTCCCCAATAATCATATAAAGGTTCTCCTTTACCCCCTATTCTATTTAAAACACCACCTACAACATCCCCAATAGCTCCTGCTATAACATTTACAATTTCTAAAGGTCCTAAAATTGTTCCAGATAAAACATTATCTCTTAAATTTCCTTTATCTCCTATTTTTGAATCATATAAATTTATTAATCTATTATCTAAACCATCACTGTCAAATTTTTTAGTAGGTAAAAGATCTCCTAATATATCCCCTGTTGGGTCTTGAAAAAGTGAAGGATCAAATCTAGTATTATTAATATATCCTCTATTGTTAAAAGGTTGTAGTCCTTCTCTTTTTATATGAATACCCGTACCTGAGAGAAATACTTGAGCTGCTAGACTTACTGGGTTAAATGTTCTTTGATTAGCAGGTGCGGTGTCTATTAGTCCTCCCATAGGAGCACTTATTTTAGGATTCATTAATTGAAGTCCTATTTGTCTTTGTACAAATTGAGGAACAGAGATATCTAATTCAGGCCATTTACCTGGATGAACATCAACATTAGGGAAACCTGTTACTCCCATACCAAAATCTATACTAGGTAATGACCCTATATCAAAATCTATTTTAGGTAATAGATATCTATTTATTCTTTGATAATCTATTGAGGCTCTATTAAAATGGGTTTTAATACCCCCTCTAAAAATTGAATCAACTTGATTACTTCCAATTCCATTAGTAGAATGATCTTCACCTATAATAAAAGTAGGATTCCCCCCTACCTTATCTCCATCAAAAGATACTCTATCTATTAATGGAGCTCCTTTAGGGGGATATTGAAGGCTTTTAAGATTAGTTTGTAAATCTCTTAGAGCCATATTTATTTTTAATTAAATTTTGCGTCAGGATCAGGAAAGCTATTTTCATATGTTGAATTAGCTCCAGGAGTTCCAAAATTATTATCATAATTTGGATATAATGGTTTTCCTTCTAAATCATAATCTAAAGGTCTATAAGCTGATGGGTGGACTGTTCCTCCTACATCACTTAAATATGCTGTTCCATCTCCCCCATTTCTAGTACTTGATATTTTTTGATCAAGTAATTTTTTTAAATGGTCTTTTTCTGAGAAAGGAGATTCAGTAGGATTTCCTGTATCTGCATCTCTATCCCAAAACCCAGAACCGGGTGTTGTAAAATCGCCAACATTATTACCCTCTACGCCTCTTTTAGACATATCATATAATGATTTTTTATTTAATAAATTTGACATAATATTATATTTTAATAGTTAATATTTGATTATACATATAACTTAAGCAAAAGGTACGTCATATTTTACATCACTAGAAAAATCTCCACCTTCTGAGTTAGTATTTTTAGAACCAAAAGCATCATGAACTGTAGTAACGCTTACATTTCTACTTTCAGCAGTAAATCTAGCTATTTGTGCTAATAAGTCTTTAGTTTCACTATCCCCTCCAAATCCCATTTGACCAGCTTTATTTAAGGGTATTACTGCTTCTGCTTGACCTGCTTCACCTATTCTTGCTATAGTTCCACCAGCTCTAGGTAGTACAATCCCTCCTTCTGCCATATTCATCACACCATATGTTGCTACGGCAGCCATAATGGCTGTTACTGCTGCAATAATTGCTACAGAACCTATTCCAAGAGTTGCTGCGGAAGCAGCTGTTGATGCCGCAGCTGCATTGGCTGTATTAAGGGCTAACATTGTTCCTAATTGAGTTATCATTCCTGTAAGTTTTATTGCTCCTACACCAATTAATATACCTTTAAGTACTCCTGCGTTATCAACTACAGATATAAGAAACTCTGCGAATTTTTTTATACTATCTTGATTATTTACTAAAATAGTTGTTAATGATTCTTGTAAATCACTAAATTGTTGAGCTAAGTCCCTCTTTTTTGCTTCATCTTCTAATTCTAATGCTCTATCTTCTTGACCTGCTGCTCTTGCTTCTGCTGCTAATTCTTCTAAACTTCTTTCACCAATTAACATTTCAGATAATTCATCTACAGATAATCCATGTGCTTCTGCTAATGCTCTTTGTTGTAGAACATTCATACTCATAAAATCAGAATATGTTCCTATATTTTTATTTAATTCTCTAGTTAACCCTTCATAATTCCCTGTTAAAGCATATAATCTGGCTTTTTCAAGATTTAATTGTTTACCTGTTAATAATTCTGCTTCTAACTCTTTTTGGATTGATTGTTCAAAATTTAATAAAGAATCTCCTGCTTTAGCTACTTGAGAAAGTTCCATTCCAAATTGTTTAGCTAAAACAACTGCTTTTGCAATAGCTGCTGGGTTAGCACCTAATTGGGCTCTAACTTGACCAGTTACTGCTGCTGTTTTTTTCATAATATCCGTAAAAGACATTCTTATGCCTTTTTCTTTCATAGAGGCTTTAGCAGCCTTTTCAACTTCTTTAGTAACTTTATTCATGTTTTTACCTGATATAAGGGAAAATTGAGCATATTTTGATGCTTCCTTATTGGTTAATCCCATAAATTTAGTTAATTCTACGGTTTCTTGGAGGATATCATCTCTTATATATTGGGATGCTGTACCTAATTCTGCATTTAATCCCATAAAAGATTTTTGAAGGGCAATTCCTGTGATTCCTTGTTTATCCAAACTTTCAGCCTGTTTCTGAAAACTTTTCATCATAGAATTTGCTGTAGTGTCAGATACACCTAATGTTTTTTGTAAACCTGTTGAAAGTTTACTTGATTCTAATATAGCATTTTTAATTATACCCCATAAACTGGACGTCCCTAGGGTTGCCGTCAGCATAGAGTTCATTTTCTTTCTAGCAAAATCTAAACGTTTATTTTCTGCTGCTTGGTTTTTAGCTCCAATTTCTTTTTCTTTTGTTATCCTCTTTGCTAGTTCAAGTTGCTTAATTCTTTCTTTAGTATCTTTAGCTAAAAGTCCTAATGAGACAGCAGCATCTATTGCGCCCTTTCTAAATAGCTTCATTTTTTCTCTTTCAGCTGCTTTAACTTTAAGAGATAATTGTGCTATTTTTTTACTTATATCTTCAGAAGATCTAAGATCTTTTTCTATTCCTGATCTATATGAATATTCTTCTTTAGCAAAAGCTGCCATTGATTTGGCTAGACTCATACCCCTTTGTGAAATACTGTCTATTTCTTTAAGAGCTGCTAAACGTTCTTGAGCAGCAAATAATTTATCTTCTTCTGATGCCATATTGATTATTTTATTACGTGTATAAATATAAAAAAAAGAAAGGCATTACTGCCTTACTTTTTAAAATTGTAAACCGATGAAGGATTTATGTTAGGTCCTTGTACTGGTTTATTTGTTGTGCTTTGTCCTTTTTGAGCCTTACTGATTTTTTCATTTTCCTCTTTGTGAAATTCATTAATTTTTTTCACATGGAAAGTTCTTAACCAAATGGGCATGTTATAAACCTCTGAGTGTATGAAACCACCGCCGCCATGGTACACCAGATCGTGAATCTGAGTGAATATAACATTTCTATAATTCGACGTCAGGCCAAAAAAACTTAAGCCCAATAGGAATAGTTACTTTCGTAAAATTACCCCTACGATCTTCGTGATCAAACGTTAAATCAACATCTGGTTGAATTGTTTTAATATAATTTCTTAATTCTCTAGCATCTCTAGCTAATAATTTTGTATCTACAAAATCTCTAATTGTTTTACTAGAAGAATCACCATTTATTGATGTTATTATATGTTTCATACGCGTAGTTATTTCACTACCCGAATTTTTATTTAATTTTCTTAATCCTGTTATTTCAGATTGAATTTTTTGTTCATCTTCATGAGTTAAAAATTTAAATGTAACTGGTAATTCTGAAGCTGGTAAAGTATAATCGAAATTATTTTCACCATTTGTAATTGCTGATTCATCTATTTCTTTATCTTCTACAGAAGTTAAATCAACTGTGACTTCTTCTCCGTTATACTCAAAGGTATAATCTTTACCATAACCTAAAACACGAGCTGCAACTAATATTGCATTTTTGTCCCCTACTAATAATGATTTATAATCAATAGGAGTTACAATAAGAGATTGTAATAATTTATCAATTACTGTCCCATTTTCTATTAGGTTTTGATTAGTTAAGATATCTTCCTCTTTGGCAGTCATATATTTCATTTCAATTGTTCCACTTCTTAAAGGAGAATCCTCTGAATAAAGTAAACCTTTTGAAGGTAAAGTAACTACTTCTGAAGGAAAGATGTTTTTGTTGTTGTTTTTCATAACGTTATTATTTATTTTTTAAAACTAGTTCAGATATACATATATGTAAAAAAAAGAAAGCGCTAAAATTAGCGCTAGTCTTTAAATATTTTGATAAATTTATTAGAAATTTAAAATAGCATAATCCATTTCTATAGTAACATTGATATTTGCTGGAGCATCTGATGTCCAATCCATATCTCCAAAAGTAGCATTTGTAACAAAAGCCCCCATTAATCTCCAATTTTCAACTACATCTCCTACAGGTCCTAAAGTTTCAATATCTATATTCTTTTTATAGAAATCACTATATCCATCTCTACCTGTTACTGATTCGTGGTGCAATCTAACCCATTCCATTACTGCTTGTGCTCCTGATGGAGTTACTGGGTCATATAAATCTATTGTAATTGCAGCCCAATTTGCTTTTCCTTTGATTTTTCTCTTTACGTTAATATGATCAAGGATTACTGGATTTATTTCCATTGTTGGTCGAGATATCTTTTTAATTAAATAAGATGGTATTCCATCTATTTTCATTAAAAACCTATTTTGTAATTTAGGCTCAAAAGCCGTAAAAAACATATCATTTGTGCTAGTAATTGCCATCTTTTATTATTTTATTATTCCGTTATAAATATACGTTTTTTTAATTTTTTAGTAACCTCCTGTTCCCCCAGCTCCTCCTACTCCATCAAAAGTAGCTCCTGTTGGAAGGATATTAAAGTCAAGTACTATAAATTCTGCTGTTTTAGTTGGTTGTAAATAAATAGCTCCTACTAATTGATTTCTATCAATTACAGTTGGTGTATTATTATTTTCATCCATTTGGACTTTAAATGAATATAATCCTTGTCTTTGTTGAATTGATTCTAAATATGGATTAACAATATTTAAGAATCTTCTTCTTGTTTCTGTTGTATTTTGTTCAAATACTAAATATTTAGAAGAACTTGCTATAAATTTCTTAACGGCTATTAATAACCTTCTAACATTAATTCTATCTAAAGCTGTTGATCTTTCTTGTAATGTTTTCTGACCCCAAATACATACTCCTGTTCTTGGGAATGTTGCTATTGGATTAATTTTATTATCATATAATCTATCTCTTTCTGCTTGAGTTAATCCCATTCTAGCTTGTTTTACAGTTCCTAAAATACCTCTATTTAGACCTGCTGGTGCAAACCATTCTGCTCCTATTTTATCTGATTGAGCTATTGCTCCTGGTACAATTACTGATGGTGGGACAAATACATCTCTGGTAGCACCTTGTACTTTTACCCATGGAAAATAAGTTGCAGCGAAACTAGTATCTAAACCACTTACATTGCTTATAGCTGTATTTACTGTGGCATCTTGTTCATCTAAATCCATTATAAAGAAACAATCTCCTCTTTCTTCACACATATCAATACCTGAATTTGCTGTTGTTGAGTGGATACTATAAATTATACCCGGCATAGCTAACATGTTAATATCATATTCATCTTGGTTAGCTATAATATCTAATGCTTTTTTATAAGCTGTATGACCAGTAGCTGTTGCTGAACTAAAATCAAATCCATACAAATTGTTATTTGCTATTTGGTCTCCTATTTTTCTAATTGTCCATGGTGCTATACCATCTTCACCTCCTTGGAAAGGAACTGTAAATTTAAGTTGACCTGCTGATGGACCAGTAGCTCCTGTTATGTCTATTGAAGCACTTAATGAACCTGTCCATAAACCAGAAGATGCGTGACCACTATATCTTTCAACATTAAAGTTTCCTGCTATATTACTTTCTGCACTATTTGGTAGTGGATTTAAGAAATTATTACTATCTGATTCTTTATCAGCAAATTTAAATCCTAAATATCCTTTTGAATTATATGTTCCATCTGTTCCTGTTTGTTGTATTCCTTCATAAGATGCTGATGGGAAAATACAATTTACATTTAAAGATGCTGTATTAAATGGATTTAATACTGCTTTAAATCCTTTTGGTGATAATTTTGGTGATGTTGCTCTTTCTTCTACTGGTGTTGAAACTTCTACTCTAAGATAATTTGAAATATTTGGATAATTTCCTTTAATTTCTACTTTATTTAAAGTTTCATTATACTCTGGATATCTATCTCCAATTACTCTTGAAATATATCGTGGTGAATTTGGATCTAAAGTAATATTATTAAATTGTTCTAAAATAAGTGGTGTTGCGTCTGTATCTGTTGCTTTTCTTATTATTACAGAAAATTGAGAATATTGTTCAACTCCATCAATATCTCCTGGTTCTTTTAAATTAGCAATAGATACTTTATAATCTCTATTACATTTTGTACCATGATCTAAAGTGTGGAATTTAAATAAATCTTTATTTCCTTGTGCTAATTGTGATTGAATATATGGTGTAGAAGCATATCCATATCCTTCTGTTTTACCTATTCCATCAAATACTTGATCTGTAGAGCTCATATTAGCTAATGTAACTACTGAACCTGTTCCAAGACCATTTGGATAACCACCTAAACTACCGGTAGCTAATATACTTGTTTGTACACTTTTAAAGTTTAAATGAGTATAACCTGGAGTCCCAGTAAAAGCTGTTGATGATGTTTTACTATTATCTGCTGTGTATCCTATATATTTAAATAAATAAGGATTTCCATCATCTCCTCCTTGTGGGTTTAAAGAAGCACTAAATGCAGTTGAAGTAACATTAGCACCACTATCATCTAATACAATTCCAAAACTTGAACTAATAACAGTACCTGCTGAAATTGAAGAGTTATTTAATGATGGAGTACCTACTGATGATTTAGAAGGATAAATTAATCCTAATAATATACCACTTCCTACTGAAGCATCTGATCCTCCTGTTAATGTTAAAACATTTGAAAGAATAGTTCCTCCTGAACCTGTTTGTACTGTAATTGAATTACCTGCTTTTCCAGCTGTAGATGATGATACTTCTAAACCAAGAGAACTACTTGCTGTTGTAACCCCAATTGCTGCATTATTAATAGATCCTGTTAAGAAATTTAAAGCAGCTGCTATACTTGAACCTGTTGAAAAATAAAATATTGGTGATTGACTTGCTGGAATACCTCCTTCTGGGTCTGCTGCTATAAATCTATATTCTGTTCCATTAACTGTAATTTGTACTTCGTCTTCAGCATCTAATGTATTAGCTGCTATAGCCATAGCCCCTGATGCATGAAAAGCTGCCACAGCTGGTCCTGCTCCTGCAATCACTCCTAATGGTTGTATATTAGGGCTTGTTGAAAAAGTATAACCTCCTCCGGCTAATACTCTTACTACAGTTACTGATCCTGCATATCTTAAATATTCTCTTACTGTTTGTGGAATGTATGTGTCATTACTTAGACCTCCAAATCTTCTTTCAAAATCTGAAAAACTTCTTACTACTGTTGGAATAAAAGCTGGTCCTTTTGTTGTAGGTCCAACAACTGCAGCACCAATTTGCCCAATTCCTTGTGGTAAAAATGATAGGTCGTTTTCTCTTGTAAATACACCTGGTGAAATAATTTGTTCTGCCATCTTATATTTTATTTTATATAGTTATGTCTTTGATTGGTTCTGTCATAAATATGAAAAAGAACTACAAACCAAACTAAATTATATGATTAATTTTATACCCAATCATATATAAATATAAGATGATTTTTAAAGCTATTATGATGGAGTAAATTCTCCAGAATCTATATCTAAACTACCTTTTCCATATTTTTTAGTTAACTGTTCAGCTATCTTAGCTTCTTCAGTTTCAATAGATAATAGTTCTTTTTTTAATTTAGATTCTTGATCTTCTAATTTAATTTTGCTATAATAAATTTGACCCATTTGAGTAGTTAGTTGGGTAATTTTTGCATTAAGATCTTGAATTTGTTTTATTTCTTCTTTTGTAAATTTTTTAGTTGTATTTGTCATAACCTATTATTTTTATATACATATATAGAAAATTAAAAAGACCCACCATCTATTATACCAAAATCACCAGAAGATAAATCTATACTACCTGTAAATTGGTGGGTGTCATCTGATGTATTACCAAATATAGTAGAACCTGATGTTTGTGTTGTTACACTTGCACTAACAATGTATGATTTAGCTGTTAAAGTTCCATCTATATTTACTGAACCTGTTATATGTGTAATTCCTGATGTATCTATTTTTAATCTTTCTTGTGCTGGTTCTCCTACAGATGCGGCTGTTTTAAATATTAAATCAGCTATTACACCATCACCATCTGCATCTCTTGTTACTGCTGCTATTGATGCTGCTTCTGCTCCTTTTCTTTCATCTGTTATATCTGCTGTTGAAATCCATCTAACTTGTCCAATTAAATCTCCTTCTTGAAGTCTAGCATCATCATCTCTTGAAGCTTTTAATATTAATTCACTTCCTGTAGATGCTCCTGCTGTACTTCTTATTGTTGTTTCTATATTACCTTCGTTATTTAATTTAAAGAAAGAATTAGCTGTAGGAGATTCAAATATTGCTGATTCTTTATCTGTATCTAATTTTATACCCAAAGTAGCAGAAGATGTTTGAGGGTTACCTGGATAATAAGATTGATTTGTTCCTCCAGATCCTGATTGAATTATATTATAACTAAATACTGGATTATTTCCACCTACTTTAAAAGTATCACCAACTTCCATTTCACCTATTTGTGCCTGTGTACCTGTAAAATCTGGGTTGGCTACAGAACCACTATTTAAACTATAAATTAAAAATTTACCTTCAACCCCATTTTGTAAAGAAGCTGAATTTCTGATTTTAAAAGAAGAACCTATAGTCATATTAATTCCCAAAGAGGAAGAAAGACTAGCTGAATAAGCACTTGAATCATTTATAAAACTTGTACTAAAAAATGTATTAATACCAATAGATGAAGAAAATGCGTTTACTGTTTTTGCTGCTACTAAATAAGAATCATCATTATTATTTAAAGGGATATCTATATATCTTATGTTGGTATTTACTCCTCCTAACAAATGATCTAAAGTATCTAATGATGAAGAATAAATTAAATTTGTTTGGTTTGATGAAGAAACATATCTTAAAACTAGTTTTGTGTCTTTTTCTGTAGAACTACCACTAGTAACAGTAATGATAGCATAAGCATTTAAGGTAGTTAATTTAGTTAACCTATTATTATAATTAGAAGAACATGTTATTGCTAGTATTTGAGGGACAGAAGCTGATATAGCTGTTGTATGATCTGTTCCTGATCCTGATTTGAATAAAAATAAACCCCCAGATATTAATCGTATGTCATCTTGTGATAGTCCAAAAGTTGACATTATAATGGTGTTTTTGTATAATTAATTATCCAATAAACATTAGCAATGAAATCATTTGTTCCTACTGATTTAAATCTTGGGAATACTATTGATCCTGGAGCTAAATCTAGATTAATAGATTGTGATACATGATAATTATTATATTTGAAAAATTTTTCATCAGCTGCTTTACATTGTAAACTATTTACTGATGCCCCAAATCTTTGGGTGAAATTACCAGCATTTGAGTCTGGTATATTTTGTTCCCCTACTAGATCTGAATGGTGGGAATACCATATCGAACATGAAAATCCATCTGCATCAGCATAAGTTATATTATCATTTGGTTGTACATAAATGTCCATTGATTTCAAACTACAAGAATAATTTGCTCCATCTGGTATTCTCCAACCTGTATTCATTCCTGTTCTTCCTTCAGCATTTGTTGAAGATATATCATCATAATCAGTTCCATAATCTTGGGTCCAATCTTCCATAGTATGTATACCTTTTGTATTAGGTCCTTGCCAATTATCATCATCATCACTATCTACTCTTGTAGTTACTTCCCATGTATGATAAATGTTATCGTATACTTTATCCGCTGTTATTGTTCCACTTGCACTTATATTACCTGAAGATGTTATATGACCTGCATTGGGGTTTATAGATGCAAAAACAGTTCCACTATTATCTTGGAATCTAACTTCATCATCTGCTCTCATTTTTATAAAATCATCACCCTCTATAGTTATATAATGTTCACCACCTTTTATAAATTGGTCCGTTCCATCCAAAGCATCATCAAAAGATATTATACCTGCTCCTGGTAAACGGACATTTTCTGCTGTTATATTTCCACTTGAACTTATATTACCTGAAGCTGTTATGTGGGTTGTTGATATATTTGTTATAGTTGTAACAGTAAGTGTTTGCGCGCCTGGATTATAAGATAAACCATTTGTTGATGTTTTTAAAGATTCGTTTGTTGCGGTTGAATTATTTGAATCTACAAATACAGGATAAAAAGCGGCACTTGTATTTGTTCTTTGTGTTGCAACTGTTGCTGCTGCTGTTGCATTTGGGGCTACATGTTCTCCTTCTGTTGTTACTACTGTTCCAGCACCTCCCCATACTCCTGCATCTATTTCATCTGTTACTAGTTGATTTGAAGAATTTAATACTACAACAGAATTATCTGTTCCTGCATTTAATTTAGCATGTATTGTTCCACTACTACTTATATTACCTGAGGCTGTTATATTTGTAAATTTAAAACTATTTAAAACAGCAGAACCAGAACCATAATATAACTTACCTTGATCTAAACTTATTGCAAATTCTCCTTCAGCTAAACTTGAAGGTGCTGTGTCTCCTGTTCCTCTTTTTAATTGTATTGTACTTGCCATAATTTTTTATTCTATTATAAATATTTAAAAACTTCCCCCATCTATTATTCCTGTAAGTTTATTTGCTATTATATCACCACTTGCCGATATATTACCTGAGGCTGTTATATAATTAATATTAATATTAGCACCTGATGATAAATTATCAGCTGTATTAGCGTGTGATGAAGATATTTCTTTAATTATTTCATGAGAAGATGAAATAGCATACGATGCAGAAATTGCATGTGAAGCAGATATAGGAGTATATAAAGAACCTGTTCCGTCTGTTATTTCTCCACTACTTGATACTTGTAAGATTCTTTGATAAGTATCTTGTATGTTTAATCCTGTTAAATCGGGTAATGCCATTTATAACCATTTTTATTTTTGTTTTTCAAGAACTTTTAACACACCCCCTATTACTTTATCTGTGTTTTTTACGGGATTATCTTGGAGATATGTTGCTACTATATTATTTAGTTTATTACGTTTGAAAGATATATTATCCATGTTTATATCTTCTTTTATTAATAATTTAAATAAATTTATAACGTGTTGTTTTTCAGATATTGTTACGTTTCTTTTAACTTTAACTTTTGCTTCTACAATAGGTTTTTTAGTTGTTTGAGATTTTACTTCTACAGTTACTTTTTTACTTGTTTCTACTTCAAAATCACTTTCCCAAGGAGTAAAATATGTATCTTCTGCGATTACTTCTAATCGTATATTTCCTGTTGTGTCTTCATCTATAAGCCCTTTTAATTTTTTAATAGGAATTTCACATTTACCTGATTTAGAAATTGTACCTTTAAATAATAATGAATATTCAGGAGTTTCTACTACTAATCTTGCTTTTGATTTTTTTAAACTTGCTCCTTGTAATGATATACTACATTCAAAAAGTTCTGTTTTATCCGTAAATAATTTATACATATTTATAAATATTAAATAGATATATTTTCAGCGATCATTTCTACCCCCAATACTTCTTTAACTGCTATTTTTATATCTTTTGCTTTTATTTTATATTGTTTAATTTCTCTTTTTTTAGATTCTGTTATAGTATTTCCGTAAACTTTTAATATTAATTTTATTAATTTTCTTTTCTTTGGAGCATTATATTTATATATTTCTTCACTAAAATCACCTCCCCCTCTTATTAATTGTTGAATTAACTGAACTTCATCCCATTTATATGTGTTATTATTCCATGTAAAGTCAGCATTATTCCATGTAATTGGTGTGGACATTATAATACAACAAAACTAAATTTAGCACCAATCACCCCAGATATATCCTCAACTCCCGCCATTGCAAACCACTTAAATGTACCCGCTGCTACTCTACTAATATGTATGGCTACTCCATCAACATTAGATGATCCTATTATTACTGAAGTTGCTACTACTGAATCATTAATTACTGTTTGGGGTTCTGTTGCTCTATATGCACTTACTCCTGGAAAAGTAGTAGAAAGTACAATTGTTTTTCCTTCTGCTGTAACAGTATCACTCCAAGTGTACGCAGTTCCATCTTGACCAACATTACCTGTTATAGTTAAATTTGCAAAACTTGGTCCTGATGTTGTTGTAACATGTTGATTCATATTATAAACCTCAGTAGCTCCTTGTCCTGTATTTATTTGTCCTACTGTTGCTGTTCCACCAATTGTTAATCCAGATGTTGAACTTCCTGATATATGTCCCGATGCTGTTACATTTCCTACAAAATTATGTCCTTCAGTATTAGCTCTTCCATATCTTATAGAATATATATTATTATCATACCCTATTGCAAGATCCCTAGAGGTTTGATATTCTGCAAAACCTTTATTATCTAAATAGATTGCTCTAGATGTATATGTATCTTGACTAGTTATTCTAGATGTTGAACTTCCACTTAGATCACCAGACATTGTTACATTTGTTAATGTAGATATACTACCATTTATAGATAACCCATCGTGTCTTGCGTCTATTAATGTTTGTTCATCATTAGTACCAAGATTTAATATTCCTCCTGCTCTTTGTAATGCTACAACGTTATCTAGATATAAATCAGCACAATGTAAATCACCACTTGCACTTATATCTCCGGAGGCTGTTATATGTGCTGCTGTTAAATCATTTATTGTTGCATTTCCTCCTATAGTTAAAGTTGTTGTTGAACTACCACTAATTTCATGATTTGCTATTAACCTTCTGTCTAATGTTAAATCTTGTGCTGTTATTAGTGTTGTTGAGCTACCACTTATATGACCTGATGCTGTTATAGGTACAAGTATTTTTCCTAATGCTGATATTCCACTTGTATTTACTTGAAATTGAGTTATTCCATTATTACTAATACCTGTAAATATTTCATCACTACTAACATTTTGTGATATTATGTTTTCTCCTTTTATTTCTCCACTTGAACTTAATCCTCCTGAACCTGATAATATTAAATTTCCTGTTGATACATTAAAATGAATTGGTTTATTTGTGGCACTAGTCATAAAATAAACATCACCTCCGTGTGCTCTAAGTTCTATATCATCTGCTTGAACAATAAAATCATCTGAAGTAGATATAAAAAGATCTGTTGAATCATGGGCCGTGTATATTTTAGATCCTAAAGGTGCCCCAAAATATATAGTTCCCTCATCTCCATTTTTAACATATAAATCTGCACCTATTATATTTCCACTAGCACTTATTTCATTTGCAGTAACATACCCGAATGAGCCTGTACCTGTTGCTATTACATCCCCACTTGCACTTATATTACCTGAGGCTGTTATATCCCCCGTAATACCCATACTACCTACATTATCTCCTGATAAATTAACCATAGAATCTATCAAATCAGCATATTGTGGTTCTGTTGGTATATCTCCTGTTTGGAAATATGTTTTTAAAGTAACTTTTGTTTGTATTGCCATATTTTTATCCTATTACGTTTGTAAATTCTACTATTTGATATCCTATTCCTGTTCCTATTTGTCCTAAACTTTCAGCTGTTGGTGCGCTTCTTACTTCTTCTCTTGTTAAAGGTTCTCCCGTAGGAGATACTATTAATTCAGTTCCAAAAGAAACTACAGATTTACTATAGAACTTAGGTGGTTTTCTTGTTAATTCTTTATTAATACTATCTGGTACTAAATATCCCTGAAGTGTTAAACCAAAAGTTGTTTTAACAACTCTATCTTCACCTTGAGCTACTTCTGTTGTATTATTATACGTATCTATTTTAGCATTAAATTTAAATCTTTCTTCATCCCCCCAATAAGCATCAGAAGCATAGTTTATAGTTTCAATTAATCTATTCATTTGGGCTACATAATCACACCAAATAGTACAAGTATATGTTAATTTTACAAAATCAGGAACTACAACAGCATGAAATTCTCTTTGTGGTGTTCTTCCTTGTAAAATAGTAAAATTATCATATTGATTCTTTTTTGTATATTTTTCTTTAAAAGTATAATAAAGTTGTGGGTTATTTCCATCTAATTTATTTCCTAAATCTCTTCTTTTTTCAACACCATCTCTTTTAAACATAATAAGAGGGGTTTGAATTTTACCTTCTTTATCTCTATAAAAACCATCTTTTTGAACTCCTTTCCATCTTTCAGGAGAACCATAAATTAAAGGGACATTTGTTCTATTACCATTTATTATAACTGAAGGTTTTATAACATTATTAAAATAATACATTATAGCTTCATCATGATCTTGTAATCCTATAGATGTATCTTTTATTATATCATCTTTACGAGTAGTAAGTCTACCTCTATTTGTACT